GCCGTCCTCGTCTAATGCGTCTGGGTTACTGGACTCCTCGGTGGCATCCTCCATAATGTTGGGCTGGTCACTGCCTATGGATTTGATTTCGTCCATGGTGGTGGTGCCGGTGGGGTCGCCGAATGTTTGCATTGCCATGTGGTTTCTGTTCTCCTTTGTTAGTCACTAACAGTCGTTTACTGTAACACGTTTAGATAAATGCCGACGCACTACGTATAGCCAGTTCCTGGGTCATGTACATCTCCAGGGATTCTAATAAGCTGTCTAGCATATTGAGTTGCGCGGCAGCTAGAGTGGCCTTGGTAAGGTTGCCAGCAGTGGCGGCGGTGGCCATCTCCTGGATAGCACTACCGCGCCTATCCGCAATGTAGTCTTCCAGCATCGGCCTACATAAGCGGTACACCTCCATGACTTGCCTGCTGTCCTTCCAGTTCCGGGGCGGCTGTTCCTGGAACACTAGTGGCGGGTACCCCATTGGCATTTCCGGTGGCACCCCCGGCTGGAACAGGGGAAGTTGGGTTGGTGTTGGCTGGGCCGATCCCTGGTCCAGGTTGGTTGGGTGCAGCGTTTGCTTGTCCATTCGGTGGGCCTCCTTTGCCCTGTAGTGCTCCCTTGAGAGCTTCCATGGGATTGGCTTGAGCATTGGCTTCAGGACTACCGGGTGGCGGTGGGGGTATCATAATGCGGCTAATGTCCTTGCCCTTACCCATGGCTTTGAGTACGTCTTTGATGCACTCGTCGATGTGCATCTTGTCCGGGTTTTCTTTTGCCAGCCCGTATATTAGATTCGCCTCGTTGACCTTGTTCTGCTTGGCATCAGGGAATATAGAGGTCGAGTCGATGATAATTTCGCCATCATCCTCGTAGTCTTCCGGTTCCATGGTCACCATTGACTCGTCAACTTCCTGCAACTTCGCCGACTGCCCACTGAGCATGTGATACTGCCCTAGATCCAGTGCCAAGTCCTCATTGAGTTCACTGCGTAACAACTCGCGCATCATCTCGCAGTCTTCACCGATTTTCTGGACAAACATGGACGTGGTCTGGCCAGAGAGTATCGCGGTGTTACGGTCCATGATCTTGGCACCAGTGGCAGTGTTGTTCTGACCAGGAGTAAGTTCCGCCATGTTGCCAAGGTTGGAGTCGCCGGTGGTGGATTGGATGAGTTTCATCGCCGATTCGTCACTGTTCATGGACGATAGGGCACTGGCAATAGCAGGGCCAGACTGTTCGAAACCAAACGACTTCCCCCCGCCCCGGGTGTAGACGACCCGGAAACCAGACGTATTACGGGTAAAGAACTCGGGGTTGGACCAGAGGGCTGCATCATCGGTCCATAGGAGGGGTCTACTAATGGCGTCAATGAGATCGTGGCGTTGAAAGAAACTTTGGGCATACATGTCGGCGAGGGAGACGATGTGATGGGCCGGGGATTCACCGATGCCGCCCAGGATGGACTCTACGATGCGTAGTTCTGTACGGGCAACTTTACCATCACCTATTAGAAACGGGTAGTAGAAGTGGCCCAGCCAGATGTTGCCGCATTTATACTCAACGGTTGCGTCCTCGCCGCCACGGCCTGGGTATTCGATTTTATGCACGCCCCAGCGTACCTCCATGTCGTCGGCGTAGGTGCCCTCGTTGGACGGGTTGTTGGAGGTGGAGCGTTTGATGAGATTGTACAGGTTGCCGCGCAGGCGCTCAGATTGGGAGCCAATTGCACGCACGTCGCCGTGTGGCTTCTCATCCATGACACGTTGTATACGGGTGCCTAGCTCCGGGTCGTAGTTGCCATCGGGGAGCTTGTGTCTCTCGTAGAGTTCTTGGAACCACTCGATGCCGACACGCATGTACTCGCCTACGTAGGCACAGGTCGCAAGGGTGTCGAACTCCGGTTCGGGGAATATGTCACCGGGGAACGTGTACTTGACGCTTGGGCCAACGTAGCCACGTTCGTCATAGATGAGACGTAATCGCCCCTTATGCCCATACTGCTGAGCCAATACCGGGATGGCTTGCAATGATGCATCATCCATGGCTTCCTCATCATTGGGGTCGATACCGGCGGCAGTGACAATGTCTTCGATGATGGTGGCTAGCTGCGGCTTGTACGTCTCCAGTACAGCGGTGATCATGTCGTCGGTCATGCGCTCGGGACGGACTAGGCGTACACGTTTAATTGTCGTGTCGTCCCAGCCCCAGCTATTGGGACCCCAGCCGGTGATCCAGGTAGACGTCAATGTCTTGTTCACTACCCGGGACTTACGTTGCGCCTTGTCGTAGAAGTACATGTACGACGCAGAGAGGCGGTCGGCGCGTGCCGGGTCATGGGATCTGCACGTAATGATGGGGACATTGGCGTTGACCCGGGCGACCACACGCTGGCAGGCATTCCACAGCACGGGCAGGCCATCAGTGCGATCCTGGCGCTGGACGCGATTAGAGGCAGCGCGTAGAATGGCGACACTATCACTGGCAAATGCCCCATCCAATGTCCCCGGCGCAGCCATGGTTGGGTCGTTGAGCACGATGGGCTTGCGAAAGCCACTATATGATTCCCAGGTGCGCTCCCATACGGGCCAGAAGTTGTTCTCCAGCCAGTTCTCACTGCGACGTATGCGGTCGTCCATGTTACGGGCGCGGTCGTCGTCGTGGTCACCTTGGGAGAAGTCTACATTGCCGCTGGGTATATATGGGCCACCCCCGGCGACGTCGATGCGATCTTGTTCGGTCATGGCGACTCCTTGTTAGTGACTAACTTGCAATACTTGCGGCGAGGAGAACTGGTTGGAGATGAGGTAACGGTTCGATGCCATCATCTCGGTGTAGAATATGTTACCACTTAGTAGATAGCGGCAGTTGTCCAGCATGTGGGTGCGGAACTGCGATACACGCTGGTTGAGGTCCTTGGCGAGTGACGTCGATGTGGTCGCATAGCGGTGATTGCGAAATTCAGCACGCAACTCAAGTAGGGATTCTGCGATAAATAGGCGTGGCCTAGTAGTATTACGCCAGGGCTTGGGTTCCAGTAGCTCGTCGATTTTGTCATTACCAACCGCATGTGATTTACGTGGATCTTGGCAATATATCCCATACTTGCGGTACTCGTCATAGATGAAGAGATCTGGTGTCCCTTCCCCACTAATGCGAAACCCCTTGCCTGCCTGATCCATAAGACGAGATACGATGCGTTCGCCACCATCGCGATGAGTGTACTGGTACATTTCATAGGGGGTACCCGGGTTGGTGGCAACGATTTCATTGCCCTCGACAAAGGCTATGTACTCGGCGTAGGTACGCACGGTGTAACGGTTACACTCATCCTCGTCACGGAGCCTTCTACCAGTACCATAAACATTCGACGGCCAGGACTCTCGATAGAAATAGAAGTCGTACTCGCGAGTAACGAGCATCCAAAGGGCAGCGTGCTCGGTACGTGGATGAGGATCAATGGACATAAAGAGACAGCCGTGCTCGGGTATGGATTTATCGGGGATGACATGGATGGCCTCACTGTATTTGGGGTGAACTAATGCGCCGCCTAGAGCTTCGGCGTCAATCTCCATCTCGCGCTTCCACATGGGCGATCCCATGCCGCCGAAGACCTTGGCGACACGTTTGAGTTTCGCGGGGTCCCGCATGGATGGGTCGCAACTGTAGTGGACGCGAATGAACACCCAGCCCTGTGGGGAGAGGTGCTTGGTTAGGCCGGGTATTGGGCCGGTGACATCATTGCTCATCCCCGGGGTGGGTACCAGTAGTCCAGATAGTCCAACTTGTGCAAGACTGCCATGGTCGAAAAGGTGAGTGTAGGAGTACGAGTCCTGGTGGAGGAGGGGGTTGTACGACCACGGGATCTGCTTGCATTCCTTCCAGATTTCGTTCAGGGGGCCGGGTTTGGCTGTGGCGATGAGCCATATAAACGGTGTCTTGGCGGCGAGAGCATTGGTAACGCATTCGAGTAACTCGTCCTCCAGGGATGCTTCGTCAAAGATGTAGATGGTGCCGTGCTCGAAGCGGATCC